TCCTCCCTATCCTCCCCATCCTCCCGGTGGGGAAGTAAGTCATTGAAAAAAATTAGGGAATTGAACGTCCCGAAGCGCGAGACATCCTCCCGTTTCGTGACCCCATCCTCCCTATCCTCCCGTGGCAATTCAAGAAGCTGTTGAACGAAAGAGAAAGGGCACAAGATATGGTTTCAATGTGTGTGGAAGACCCGATGATGCCAGCGGCGGTGGCGCAGATCGCCAGCATCAAGCGCGCTATGGTGCGCCGACTGGCCAGCAACCTCGGGATCGCCTGTCCTGGCGACGAGGAGGACCAGCGCCTGCAGTTCATGCTGGATGCGGCGCGGGCGCCCGAGAGCTGCGGGCCCGAGATTCCGGTCGCCCCGGCCCGTGGCCGCATCCTCGCCTATGCCCCCCAGGCGGTGCGCCCCACGGCGACGGGCTATGAGGTTCAGCATGACGGGTTCCGGGGTCGGGATGCGGTGCGGGGCGCTGACGCTTTCGACGTGATGATGCAGCAGGCCCGTCGCAACGGCGGGGCTGATCCCTTCACCCCGGCGCAGGTCGAGGTCGGCCGCACCTATGCGATGCTGGTCGAGCGTCATTCCTCGGTCGGCCTGAAATGTGCATCGGTCGAAGCCATGGCCCGGGGCGGTGGCAGCGGCGCCGGTTCGTTCATGGACGCAGTGCTGCATGAGGCCGAGGTGATCCGGCGCATGGTCGCGGCCGTCGGGCCAGGCAACGCACTTGAGGTCCGGCGCGGGGCGGGTGGTCAGCGTCGCGACATCCTCGCCATGCGGCTGGTCGATATGGTCTGCCTCGAAGGGCGCAGCGTGACCGAGGTGCTCAAGGCGCATGGCTGGACGGTCTACGGGGATACTGTTGTCCGGGCGAGGGCGGCCTTGGGGCAGGCCCTGGACCGCATGCGTTCGGTATCGCCGGGACGGCGCTGACGAAAGGGTCTTGACGCTTACCTCAACCGGATCGTATCTCTTTGTCATCATCTACAGCTGCGCCCGGAGGGATCATCCCCTGCCGGGCGCAGTGCGTTTCGGAGGGTTGGTTTTGGAGTTCACACTCGACACCCGCCGCTTCGAGGCCGATCTGCGCCGCGTCGACCAGCGCCAGATGCCGCAGGCCATCGCCTGGGCGCTGAACGATGCGGCCAAGGACGTTCTGGAGCATGTGCAGGGGCGCATGGAAGTGGTCTTTGACCGCCCGACGCGCTTCACGAAGAACGCCTTCATGGTCTGGCGCGCGACGCGCAGCAATCTGGCGGCCTCGGTCATCGAGCGCCCTTCGGTTGGCAAGCGCCACTACCTCAAGGTCGAGGAGAAGGGCGGGCCGAGGGATCAGACCGGGCTGGAGGGGCAGTTGTCGCGCAATCTCGCCTATGCCGGCATCCTGCGCTCGGTGATCCCGGCCGTGGGGCAGCGCTTTGGCGGTGCCAAGATCGACGCGTATGGCAATTGGTCGCCCGGCGAGCGCAACCAGGTGTTGTCGGCCCTCAAGGCGCAGCGCGATCCGACGTCAAACGAGACCGCGCGTTCGCGGTCGCGCAACCGAAAGCGGGCCAAATACTTCGTCCCGGTTGAGGGCAGCCTCGCGCCGGGTGTCTGGCGACGCGATCTAGGGGCGCTGGTGCCGGTGCCGGTGCTCTGGTTCTCTGACAAGGTGCCGGTCTACCAGCCGCGGCTTGGCTTTTTCGACGGGGCGCAAGCGAAATTCGACGCTGTGATCGGCCTGAGGCTGACCCAAGCCATCGACAAGGCCCTCGCGACCGCGCGGTGACCCGAAAGGGTCCTTCCGGGCCAAAACCCCTCCGGGGGTAATTCGCGCCCCGGTGGGCGCGGCTCGCTTAACCAAAGATCAAGCCTTAACTTAAGCAGGAAAGGAAGATGGCGGACCTTAACGCAACCCAGCTGGCGAGCAAGCTCGGTCTCTCGACCGCCCGGATCAGCCAGCTGGTAAGCGAAGGGAAGCTGGAAGGCTGCTATGTCGGCGCGGGTCGCGCCCGGCGCTTTGATCAGGGGAGGGTGGCCGAGGTTCTCGGCAAGCGGCTGGACCTGGGGCAGATGTCGGGCAACGGCCGCAGCACCCGCCGGGCCCTGATGGCGCTTTCGGATGACGCCCGGTCGACCGAGGATCAGGGCGCCGCCGAAGCCGCGCCAATCCGCCCGCGGGTCACCGATGGCGCGATGGATCCCCGCGATCCGGATCGGCTGGAGCTGGCGACCATCCAGATCAAGGAGGAGGAGGCGCGCCGCCGCCGTCGCGACAACGCGCGCGACGAGGGGCTCTGGGTTCTGGCCGAGGAGGTCGAGCGGCACACCTCCCGCGCTTTGTCGCAGGAGATCGCGCGCTTTGAACTGGCGCTGCGGGACGGCGCCCGGGCCTTGGCGGATCGGATGGGCATCGACTATCGAACAGCCCGCGCCGTGCTGATGGAGACCTGGCGCGATCACCGCGGCGCCCGGGCAAAGCAATTGGCCGCCGAAGCTGAGGAAGCGTCGATGTCCGACGTCGAGCATCAGGAACAGGTCTGAGTTGGGCTTTCTGTCGTCGGCGGAAGCGGCGGTTCAGCGGGGCATGGCCACGGCCATGACGCCACCGCCTCCGCCCGACATCACCCGGTGGTGCACCGAGAACATTAAGTTCGATGAACGCTCGCCCTTCCCGGGTTGGTTCGACATCGAACGGTTTCCCTTCCTCAGGGAGATTCACGAGGTTCTGAGCCCTGAGCATCCGTCGCGTGAGGTGACGCTGCGCGGCTCGGCGCAATGGGGCAAGACGGTCTCGGTCCTGATCCCGACGCTGGGCGCTTGGCACGAATACGGGCCGCTGGATAGCCTGGTGGTGCATCCGACCACCTCGGCTGCGACCGAATGGGTGCGCACCAAATGGATGCCGCTCCGCCGCACCGCACCGAGCCTGATCGCCAGCTTTGGCCGGGGCGGGGGCGATCATACCGACACGCTGCACAACCAGGAGACCCTGAGCCGCAACGGCAGCCTGAAGGTGGTCAGCGCCGGATCGCCCGACGACCTTGCTGGCACCACGCGCCGGCTGGTGTTGATGGACGACGTCTCGAAGTTCGAGATCACCAAGAAGGGCGACCCCGAGGGCCTGGCGGAAAGCCGGGCCGAAGGGTTCGAGGAAGCCAAGATCGTGCGGATATCGACCCCGCAGATCGCCGGAACCTGCCGGATCACCAGAGCCTACAAGCGGTCAGACCAGCGGCTCTACCATGTGCCGTGCCCGCATTGCGGCAACAGGGCGCCGCTGACCTGGGAGAACTTCCTGCGCAACCTGGATCCCGAGCGGCTGGGCGCGGCCTGTTTCAGCTGCGACGTCTGCGGGGCGCTGATCGACCATTCGCACAAGAGGGCGATGGTCGCGGCGGGCAACTGGGTCCGGCACAATCCCGGAGGCGATCATCCCGGGTTCCACCTGTGGCGGGCCTATGTGCCGCAACGCGACTGGGCCTCGATCGCCGTGTCCTATGCGCGGGTCATGGGCTGGACAGGTCCGCAGGCCCGGATCGAAACCGCGGTCGGGCCCGGCGAGAAGGACGAAGACGAGGAGGCCACCGAGCAGACCTTCTTCAACGACATTGCCGGCCTCCCTTTCGAGCAGGCCAGCAAGGGCCCCGACTGGGAGAAGCTGCGCGACCGGGTCGAGAACGCCGAGCCCGAAACCACTCTGCCCCTGGCGCGGGTTCCGGCTTCCGGCGTGCTCCTGACCGCGGGGGTCGATTTTCAGGGGGATCGCATCGAGGTCTCGATCGTCGCCTTCGGGCGCAACCTGCGCCGCTGGGTCGTCGAGCACCGGGTCATCCCGCATTACATCGGCGACGAGGAGGGACGCGCGGCACTCAACGCTCTGCTGCGCGCGACCTGGCGCACGACGTTGGGGCTGGAGCTGACGCTCGACATGATGGCCGTCGATGAAGGGTCGTTTACGGCCGACGTGTTGGACTGGGCAAAGGCGCATCCCTTCACCCGGGTGATCACCGTCAAGGGCGCCAGCACCGCCAACGGTCCGGTTCTCGCGCCGCAGACGGCGCGCAAGGAGAACGGCCGGATCGTCAAGCGGCAGAAACGCCGCTGGGTGGTCAACGTCTCCCAGTTGAAGGCCGATTTCTACGGCTGGCTGGCGAAAGAGGATCCCGACGGACGAGGGTACGTCGGTTTCGCCCAAGGCCTTGGGGACGAGTATTATCGGCAGATCACCTCAGAGGTGCGTGTCCTGAAGCGGGCACCGTCCGGCGTGATGGTGTCGAAGTGGGAGCTGGTCGAGGCATCGCGCCGCAACGAGTGTCTGGACGCGATGAACTATGCCGAGGCCGCAGCCCGCAAGAAGGGCTGGGCGGCCATGACCGAAGAACAATGGGCTGCCCTGGAGCTAGAGCGGGGCGCCGCGCCGGCCGAGGCGCAGGGTGATCTCTTCGACGCCTCGATCCCGGCCCCGCACGTCCCGCTGTCCGAGCAGGCCATGCCCGCAGCGCCACCCGCAAGCCCGGCAGTGAACAAAGCCGCCGCGCCGACCAGTTCCAAGGACGCCTTTGCGCGCCTGATGAGGAGGTAACATGCCGACATTGCAAGAGCAGATCGCCGCGGCCGAGAAGGCGCGGCTGGATCTGATCACCGGCCAGGCTGCAACGGAAATGCGCCAGGGCGACGAGTCGCTGAAGTTCCAGCCGGCCGACCTGGCCGCCCTCGATCGGCACATCGAAGACCTGAAGGCCCGGGCTGGCCAGTCCCGTCGCCGGGCCATCGGGGTGTCATTCCGGTGAACGCACTCCCCGAGTTCCGCTCTCGGCGCAGTGCGGGGCATCAGACGCGGGTGCGGGCGACTGCTGGTCTCGTCGGCAGCGAGGCCTATGACGCCGCCGACGTGATGAGCCAGGAGCTCGGCGCCTGGATGCCGCACCGCGAGCATCCGGATTCCGAACTGGCCGCCGCCCGTGACCCGATCACCTCCCGCGCCCGGGACCTAGTCCGCAACAACTCCGCAACAACGGTTTCGCGGCGGGCGCCGTCCAGCGTGAAACCGACGCGGTGATCGGCGCCCAGTTCCGCCCGGCCGCCAAGCCGGATTGGCGCGCGCTGGGGATCACCCGTGAGGAAGCCAGCGAGATCGGCGAGCAGATGGACACGGCCTTCCGTCTCTGGGCCGACGATCCGCTGCACGGCGCCGATGTCACCCGCACGCAAGGGTGGGGCGGGCTCTGCGGCATGGCCTATCGCACCGGGCTGATCGACGGCGACGCGCTGTCCGTGATCCATTGGCGCGACGATGGGCCGGGTCCGTTCCGCACCTGCCTGCGGATCGTGGATCCGGACCTGCTGTCCAATCCGCAGAACCGGCCCGACTCGCCGACCATGCGCGGCGGGGTCGAGCTGGACGGCTGGGGCGCGCCCGTCGCCTACCATTTCCGCCGCGAGCACGAGCTGTCGATGTTCGGCTGGGGCCAGAGCCATATCTGGGACCGCTGGGAACGCGAGCTGCCCTGGTTCCGGCCGCAGGTGGCCCATTTCTTCGAGCGCCACCGGGACGGCCAGACCCGCGGCATCAGTCGCCTGGCGCCGGTGCTGGACGCGATGAAGATGCAGGACAAGCATTCGCGGGTCGAGCTGCAGGCGGCCGTGCTGGGGGCGATCCTCGGCCTCTTCATTTCGTCGCCCTTGTCGCCCGAGGCGGTGTCCGACCTGATCGACGATGGGAAGTTCACCGCGCTCGACGAGGCGCGGCAGGCTCTGGGCAAAGAGCGGGGCCTCACTTTCGGTGGTGTCCGCCTGCCGGTCCTGGCGCCCGGTGACAGCATCGAGAGCGTCAATGTCCAGCGCCCCGCCGGGCAGTACCAGATGTTCGAGACCGCCGTGCTGCGGCGCATCGCGACGGGCCTCGGCATGTCCTACGAGCAGCTGGCAATGGACTGGAGCCAGGTCAATTACTCCTCGGCCCGGGCCGCGCTGGTCGAGATCTGGCGCGGGTTCATGGCGCGGCGCCGCGAGTTCGCCTCGCGCTTCTGCCAGCCGATCCGGCTGGCGGTGATCGAGGATGCGATCGACCTCGGCCTGGTGCGGCTGCCCCCGGGCGCGCCCGGGCTCTACGAGGCGCCGGGTGCCTGGATGCGCGCCAAGTGGATCGGTCCCGGCCGCGGCTTCGTGGATCCGGTCAAAGAAGCGCAGGCCGCGGCGATCCGCGTGGCGCTGGGTCTTTCGACGATGGAAGACGAGGCTGCCGAACTGTCTGGCGCAGACTACAGCGACAACCTGGGCCAGATCGCGCGCGAGATCGAGCAGATGCCAGCGGGCGTCATGCATCCCGCCCAGGAAAAGTTCGCGACGATCATGGGCGTGCAGGGACCCGACATGCGTCCCCCCGCCGAAGACTGACCAAAGGACAGAGCCATGGACATCTATCCCACGCCCGCCCTGGTGCGGCTGGCGCCCGGTGCGCTGCTGGGCCATCTGCCCGCGGCGCAGGGGGATTTTCTGGCCTGGGCCGAAGCGCGCGCGGCCAAGGTCCTGGCCGCATGTGGCGCCCGGCCAGCCGGGCCGCGCTGGACCGATGACGCGGTGGCCGACGCCGAGAAGGGTATCCCTCCCTATGCGCTGGTCGATGGGCTGGCGCTGATCGGCATCAAGGGCCTGATCGTGCCCGAGCTGGAGATCATCAACTGGTCCTGGGCGACGGGCTGCGCCGAATTGTGCTGGCAGGTCGAGCATGCTGCGGACAACGCACAGGTCAGCGGCATCGCGCTCCTGGTTAACAGCCCAGGCGGTTACATCTCGGGCGTGGACGAGGCGCATGGGGCGATCCTTTCCGCCCGTGCGTCCAAGCCCGTGATCGCGGCCGTGCAGGACATGGCCTATTCGGCGGGCTACTGGCTGGCCAGCGCCGCGGATCAGATCAGCGCGCCGCGTCTCGGCGGGGTCGGGCATGTCGGCACGCTCGCCACGCATTTCGACCTTTCTGAGGCCCTGAAGATGCAAGGCGTCACGGCGACGGTGATGCAGGCCGGTGCCCTGAAGGCCGAGGGGCATCCGTATCTGCCCCTGTCGGAAACGGCCCGTCAGGAGATCGAGGCACGGCTGCAAGCCCTGCGCACGGTGTTTGCCGAGAGCGTTGCCGAAGGCCGCCGCGGTGCGATCAGCGCCGACGAGGTCTTGGCGACGGAGGCACGCGCTTTCGATGGACCCGAGGGCATCGCCGCCGCGCTGAGCGCGGGGCTGATCGACGCGATTTTGCCGGCGCAGGAGGCCATCGGCCTGTTCGCCACCCACCTGGCCGGCGCGTCCGGCTGACAAAGGAGAAGACCATGACGAAGTTCAGCTTCGCCAACTTGCTTGGCGGGGGTCAGCGGTCGCGTGCCGCGGCCGAAGACGACGAGCAGGACAAGGTTGAGGACAAGGAAGAGCGCGCCGAGGCGGATACCGACGAGGATCAGGCCGAGGACGAAGATCAGGACCAGGCCGAGGACGAAAAGCCGGACGAGGCACGGCGCATCGTGCTGGCCGAACGCAACCGGGTGGCCACCATCCTTTCGGCGGCAACGTCCGAGACCGTCGCACAGGCGGCCTATTTCGCGACGCAGACCGACATGACGCCCGCCCAGGCCCGCAAGGCCCTGGCCGTGGCGCCGAAGGCCTCGGGCGGGTTGTCCGCGGCGATGCGGGGCCGCGGTTCCGCGCCGCTGGCGCCTCCAGCTGGCAACAAGTCGGCCAGCATTCTGCCCCCCGAATTGCAGGCCGCGCAGGCCCGCCGCATGAACAAGGATCGCTGACATGCCCCTCAAGGAATCCACGAGCTACGTCCCGGACGAGCTGATCGTCGGCGCCTATCCGGTGATGACCTCGGGGGCGGTGATCGGCACCGCCGCCGATCTGACCCGGGGGGCGGTGCTGGGCCGGGTCACCGCCAGCGGCAAGTACATCCTCAGCCTCGCGGCTGCGAACGACGGATCGCAGATCCCGGCCGCCATCCTGCTGACCGATGCCGCCGCTGCCTCGGCCGATGCCGAGGGGCTGATCCTGCTCAGCGGCGAGGTCGATGCGGCCAGGCTGAGCTTCGGCACCGGCCACACCGCCGCCACCGTCGAGGCGGCCTTCCGCGCTGCCGGGCGGCCGCTCTTCCTGCGCAACGTCAATCCGGCCTGAGGAGGATCCCATGTCCGATACCGCCCCCCTTTACACCTCGCGCCAGCTGGCCGAGCTGGTGCGCCCGCTCGATCGGCCGCAGCAGTTCCTGGTCAACCTCTTTTTCCCGAATGTTCGGCTGTTCGAGACCCGGCGCGTCGATTTCCATGTCCTCAACATGGCGCGCGAGGTGGCGAAATACGTCCACCCCGACAGCGTGGCCTCCCCGCAGGCCGAGCGTGGCTTCAAGATCGACAGCTTCGAGCCCGCCTACCTCAAGCCGCTGACGCCCCTGAAGCCCAGCAACATGCTGGACATCCGCCCGGGCGAGCGTGTCGGCGGCGAAATGAGCCCGCTGGAGCGGCGGGCCGAGCGCATCGCGCAGACGGTTCTCGATCACGAGGCGCAGGTGTTGCGCCGGATCGAGCAGATGGCCTCGACCATCCTCGCCACCGGCGCGATCACCGTCGTGTCGGACGAATACCCCACCGCCACCGTCAACTTCGGTCGTGACGCCAGCCAGACGCTGGCCCTGACCACCTCCGCGCGCTGGGGGGAGGATGGCGTCTCGCCCACGGCCAACATTCGGAACTGGTCGCAGACGGTTGCCACCAATTCCGGCGCGGTGGTCGATACCTGCGTCATGGGGGGCGCTGCCTTCGAGCTGCTGGTGGCCGAGGAATCGTTCCGCGACCGGCTGGACAACCGCCGCCAGAACGATGGCGACATCAACCTGTTCCAGTCGCCGAAGGGCACCGACGCCTGGGGCAGCTACCAGGGCACCGTCGGCAACGTCGATTACTTCACCTATTCCCAGCCCTACACCGAGGGCGGGGTGGCGAAGAACATGATGCACGAGTACGGCGTCATCCTGGGCGGCCGTCACCAGCTTCATGGCGTCGTCACCTATGGCGCGATCGAGGACGACGAGGCGCTGGTCGCCGCGCAGTTCTGGTCGAAGATGTACCGCGTGCATAACCCGTCGCGCGTCTTCATCGAGGCCGCTGCCGCGCCGCTGCCAGTTCCGGCCCGCGTCAATGCCTCCATGTATGTGCAGGTGCGCTGATGGCGGCCGCGAAAACGATGCGCGTCATCGCCCGCACTGCGCTGGTCCTCGATCCCGCCCAGCCGCCGGTTCTCCCGGGGCATCCCGTCAATCTACCTACGGCCGAGGCGGTGCGGCTGATCGCCGAAGGCCACGCCGAGCCCGGGGGGCCGGCGGCGCAGGCCGAGACGGGGCAATGACCTCCGTCTTCGACGGGATGGCAACAAGGCTGGCGGGCGTGTTCGGCGCGCCCGACATCCTCTGGCTGCCCGAGGGCCTGGCCCCTCTCACCGTGCCCTCGATCTTCCGCATGGTGCCGGTCGAGATCGCCGACGAAACCGGTGAGCCGGTTCTGGCCCTGTCGCCGGTCTGGCGGGTGCCGCGCAGTAAGGACTGGGCGCGTAACCCGCAGCGGGGCGACCGCATGCAGCTGCCGGACGGGCGGATTTACCGGCTGGTGTCGGTGCATTCCTCGGGCTCACCGGCCGAGGATCGCTTCCTGCACTGTGCGCTCGAGGAAGCATCGTGAGCCATCGACGCGCAGGCATCCGCGCGGTGGTGCGCAGCGCCCTGGCGGCGGCACCTCGCTTTGCCTCCTTCAAGGAGGTCACCTTATGGCAGGCCAAGGTCGATGCCGAGACGCTGCCCATCTACGGTGTCGCGACCCCCAGCGAGACCAAGGATCACGACGCCCAGAACAGCGCCGAGCGGGTCATCACGGTGATCGTGGCGATCAAACGGCGCGGCCTTGATGAGCTGGAGGACCTGCTCGACGACAACAGCGATGCGGTCGAGGCGCTCGCACTGTCGGCCCTGCGCGGCGCGGGGATCGAAGCCCAGCTCGACCGCACCGACGTGACCATCGAGGGGGCTGCCGACAAGCGCGTCGGCACCCTGACACAGACCTTCCGGGCTTTCGTGCAGACCGACGAGCCCCTTTCACCCCAGGAGAACTGACATGAGTGCAAGCAGCAGCGGCGTGAAGCGCGGCGCCGGAACGACCGTGCGCATCGGCCGGGGCCCGAACCCCGACTGGACCCTTCTGGTCGGGACCGAGGATTCGCCGTTCCCGGACCAGACCCCGGACGATCAGGACACCACCTGGCAAGGGTCGCCCAACGATACCGAGGAATCGATTCGCGGCATGAAAAAGGTCGCCACCCTGCCGCTGCCCCTGCAATATGTGCCGGGCAGTGCCACCGATCTCCTGCTGACCGAGCTGGAAGAGGCGGGGAGCGACGAGCTGATCGTGCTGGAGATCACCCCCAACGGCGGCGCCTCGCATCAGTGGTTCGCCTATGTGAACAGCTATCGCGCGACGTCGCTGACCGCGCGTGACAAGCAGATGGCCGAGGTGGTGTTCAAAGTTCAGGCAAAGGCGCCCACCGTTCCGGCGTCGGCGCCGGTCAACACCACCTTGCCCGCGATCTCGGGCCTGGCTCAGGTCGGGCAGATGCTGACCGCCTGGCCGGGCAACTGGCAACCGCATGGTGCGCTGTCCTACCAATGGCAGGAGGACGATGGAGGTTGGACCAACATCGCCGGCGCGACCGCCCAGACCTATACGCCGGTCGTCGGCCAGCTCGGTAATCCGTTGCGGGTGGTGGTGACCCAGACCAACAGCCTCGGCGCCACGGCCGCCAACGCGGTTCAGACCACCGCCGTGATCGCGGCCTGAGCCCATGAGCAACCCGTTTCGGGGCGAGTCGCAGATCGGCAGCGATGGCATCGTGCTGGTCTGCGACATCAACGCCCTGTGCGAGATCCGTGCCCATCTGGGCGGCGATCCCCGGTCGGACGCCCCGCTCGACGAGATCTTCGAGCGTGTTGCCACGGGCGAATTGTCGATCATCGACCAGCGGGCGATCCTGGCCGCGTTCTTGCGCAATCGCTGGCCCGGAGTGACAGTCCGCATCGCAGGTGAGGTGATGAGCGATCATCCGGGCGAGGTAATGCCAGCGATCCGGCAGGCGGTGCAATTGGCATTGCCCGACCGTGTGGAGGGCGACGCGCTGGGAAAGCTGATGCGCCGCTAGACGGCGCTGCCCGACGTTTCGATGTCGAGACCATGCTGCAAGCCCATGTCGAGGCCGGGCTCGATCCACAGCATTTCTGGACCCTGACCCCGCGCGAATGGCTGGTGCTGATGCGCGGGGCCCACGACCGGCGCGAGGCGGCACGCATCACCGCGGCGGTCACCAGCTGGCTGGGCACCCATCTTGACGGAAAAGGCCTCGACGCCTGGATCTCTTCGGTCAGGCGCGAATCGGCCGGGCCGATGACGCCCGAGGCCGTCGACCGGATGCTCACCCATACCGCCGCCAGCCTGCCGGTGATGACCCTTGACGAGTATCGAAGCATGAAGGGAGCCCGCTGATGGCGCCGACCACCGGCAGGATGGAAGCGAAGCTCTCGTTGAACTGGAAGCAGTTCAAGGATGAGCTCAGGGGCGCCAAGAGCGAAGTCAGCACCTTCGCCCGCAGTGCAGGCGCCAGCTTCGCCTCGGTGCGGAACATGCTGGGGCTAGTCGGTGTCAGCGTGAGTGCCGGCGCGATGGCCCGCTGGTTGCGCAGCACGGTCAGCGATCTGTCCGCCCTGGGCAAGCAGGCGCGCGATACCGGCCTCGATGTCGAGGAGCTGCAGGGCCTGATGCGCGGCTTCGAGCGCAACACTCGGATCAACAGCGAGCAGCTGGCGACGGCGCTGGTCGATTTCAACGGCCGGGTCGGGCAGGCGATCACCGGCCAGGGCGAACTGGCGGCGGTGGCGGAGCGCTATGGCATCGCCCTGCGCGGCGCCAACGGTCAGGTTCGCAGCCAGTCCGACCTGCTGCGCGAGGTGGCGCGGGTGATCCGCAGCGCCCGCACGGAACAGGAACGGCTGGCGATCGCGCAAGCGGCCTTTGGTGAACCCGGGCGGTTGATGGCCTCTGCGCTGGCCAGCGGGGTAGGGGTGCTCGATGACATGGTAGCCCAAGCCCGTGAGGCAGGCGACGTCATCGACCGCAACCTGATTCATCGCGCCGAAATCCTCGACGACAAGTTCGACGCGCTGACCCGGCGGGTGGGGACCTTCTTCCAGACGCTGGCGGTCGGGGTTCTGGCCGGTGGGGCTGAGACCGCGCAGGATACGCTGGAGCGAATGTTCGGTACGCTGGAGCGTGCGCGGTCCATCCTGGGCGACGGGCTCTTTGACACCCTGATCGCCGAGACCGGCGAACTCGCCCAGATCGACGGGGTGATCGAGCGCCTCGAAGGCCTAGGGTTCTCGGCCGAGGAAATGGGGCGTTCTGCCCGTTGGTCCGAGGGGCAACTCGCCGGGTTGGTCTTCGGCCTGAATGAGCTGGGCCAGACCGCGCCCGCCGAGCGCATCCGCACCCTCTATGACGAACTCGTCGCCATGATCGGCGGCCTCAATGACGGGTCGATCGGTGCGGATGAGTTCTCGGCCCGCCTGGTCGAGATCTCGCAGGAGGCAGTGGACCTGGTATCGGACCTCGACGATGTCGATTCCGCCCGGTTTACCCGGGTGACGACCGCCCTGGGCAGGATGATCGAGCAGCTGGTTGCAGCCCGCAGGCAGGCACAGGGGCTTCACACTGATCTGCCGGGTGCGGCGGTCACGCAGTCCGAAAGTTTCTGGGACACGGCCGAGAGCCGATTCAGCCTCAACCGCCTCGCGCCAGCCACTTCTCCTCGCCCGCCCCCTGCGCCCGTCCTGGACAGCATCGGCAACCGCGGCGGACGGGGCGGTCGTAGCGGTCGCGAGTTGAACGACTACGCCCGGGCCACCGCAGCGATCCGCGAGGAGACTTCTGCGCTGGAAATGGAGGCCGCGGCGCTGGCGGCCACGGCAGTGGCAGGCATGGAGTACGCGCAGGCGATCGACTACGCCCAGCAGCGCGCCACGCTGATGAATGCGGCGCAGCAGGCCGGGATCGCGATCACGCCCGCGCTTCAGGCTGAAATCGACGGTTTGGCCAGGGCCTATGTCGAGGCGGGCGCCGCCGCAGAACGCTCCGCCGATCAGCTGCGCGAGGTCGAAGAGCAGGCCGAGCGCGGCGCCGAGCGCTTCGTCGATATCTTCGGGCGCATGAGCAAGGGCGGCGATGACGCACGGCGGGCGGTGATCGACCTGATTGCCGAGTTGCTGCGCATGCGGGCGATCGAGGAGCTTTCCGGCCTGGCCAAATCGGGCGGCGGTGGGCTTCTGGGCAGCGTCGTCCGGTTTCTGGGTTTCGACAAGGGTGGCTACACCGGCGATCAACCGGACTCAGCTGTTGCCGGAGTGGTGCACGGCGGCGAGTATGTCTTCTCGGCACGGGCGGTCAGGCGTCTTGGGATTGGCGCGCTGGAACAGATGCACCAGGCGGCGACGCGCGGCTACCGCTCGGGCGGCTATGTTGGCAGCGTACCGGCCTCGGCGGCCACCGCAGCCTGCGGCGGGTCAGGCTCTGCGAACATCAACATCAATATCGACGGCGCCAACGGCGACCAGCACGTGCTCGACCTGGTGCGCCAAGGTGTCAGGCAGGGCCTCGAACTCTATGACCGCGGCCTCCCGGATCGTGTGTCTCAAATCCAACGCAATCCGAGGAGCCGCTGATGGCCCTGACCTTCCCCTTGGCGGTATCGGAGTTCTTTGGCGGGCTGCGTCCGCGGGAGAGCACCTTTCACCTGCCCTCGAACCTGAGTGTCAGCCGGACCCGGGGCGGGGCCATCCGCACCGCGGCCCGCGGCGAGCGGCTGTGGACCGGACGCGTCACCTTGCGGACAGAAGGGCGCACAGACGCGGCCGCAACCGC